ATCTTCGACACCTTATCAATGGCAAGAGCTTTACGAGGCGTGGAAGTTGGAAACTCACTTGCAAAGTTGGCTGAAGACTTTGGACTCCCTGCCAAGGGAATGGCAGTACATTCAACGAATGGACTCGAACGACTTAGTGACATCAATATTGAGCGAGAACTGGCAGAATATTGCAAGCACGATGTATACCTATGTGAGCAAATTTTCGGGCGGTTGGTTCAAGGCTACCCTGCTAAGGAACTCAGACTCATCGACATGACGCTTAAGATGTACACGCGCCCCGTGCTTGTACTAGATCAGCCCATGCTTATCGAAGCACTCTCAGAAGAAAGGATTAAACGTGAGGAACTACTCCAAAGACTTGATATTGACGAATCCGACCTCGCGTCGAATCCTAAGTTTGCTGCCTTACTTACAGCGCTCGGGACGGTTCCCCCAACTAAGGTCAGTAAAACTACCGGGAAAGAAACCCTTGCACTTGCGAAAAATGATGCCCTCTTCCAAGCGCTCCTCAATGGTGAACGTGAGGACATTGCCCTCCTTTGTGAAGCACGCCTTCGGGTTAAATCGACGACAGAGAGGACGCGTGCTCAGAGGTTTCTCGATATATCTCAACGCGGCGCACTACCTGTCCCGTTATCGTATTACGGGGCTAAATCGGGTCGTTGGTCGGCAGCCAAAGGCTCCGCTATCAATATGCAAAACCTCAAACGTGGGTCGTTCTTACGTAAAGCAATTATGGCTCCCGAAGGTTCGCAACTCGTTGTTGGAGATTTATCACAGATTGAGCCACGGGTTCTGGCGTGGTTGGCTGACTATCAAGATATGCTCGACATCTTCAAAGGAGGTGGCGACCCTTATGCGGCGTTCGGAGCGCAGATGTTTAACATACCCGGACTCAGTAAAGAAACACATCCTGACTTACGGCAGTCTGCGAAAAGTGCATTACTCGGGTGTGGTTATGGACTCGGATGGTCGTCGTTCGCATCGCAGTTACTCACCGGCTTTCTTGGAGCGCCGCCCGTACGGTATGAAAAGAAGTTCGCGAAGGCACTTGGCGTTACGTCGGATGCGGTCGAGAAGTTTTTTGATTGGGATGAGAACGTTAAGAAGCTAGAGGATATACCGCACACCTGTAGCCTACAAGAGCTTGCCGTGCATGCCGTGGCTGCCAAGAAGATCATTGACATATACCGTGCCACCGCGTATCAAGTCGTATCATTTTGGGAGACCTGTGGTGGGCTGATTGAGACGTCTTTGTATGGCGGTAAAGAGCACAAGTACAAATGTTTGACATTTCGCAAGGGTGAGATAGAATTACCAAACGGCATGAAATTGCTGTACCCCGATCTACGCAGAACTAAAGACGATAAAGGTAGGAGCCAGTATGTATACGGGCCAGACGCTACCAAACTTTACCCCGGTAAAGTAACAAACAATGTCACGCAAGCCCTAGCAAGGATTGTGATGACGGACGGAATGCTACGAGTTAACAAATGTTATCCCGTAGTAGGAACTGTGCACGATGAGTTAATATGCGTTGTGCCAGATGACGAGGTCAATGTAGCCAAGACATGGGTCTTGGAGCAAATGACTATGGAGCCGAGCTATATGTCGGGCATACCTCTGGCAGCAGATGGTGGCGCGCATAGACGTTACGGTGAAGCTAAAAACTAAGGAGAGAGAAATGGAACAAACGCAACCGTTTGAAATAAAAGATCACATCATAATTGAAGGCATTACAGAAAACTATGTCTGGTACCACGGATCACTATTAAGACAGAAGATGTCTTCGTGGAGCACAGAGCTTGAGAGCCTTATTAATGTCATGGAGAACAGACACAAGGAACACATCAAGATGTTACAAGAAGTAATGACAGAAAATTACAACCTAAGAAGGCAAATAAGGGATATGAATGACGCCAACAAAACTACAGATACCTAAAACAATACGAGTCGGTAACAAACGCTATTCAATCGAAGTCGTTGAGACAATGCTTAGGCAACGCATCATGGGGACGATTGACTATGACAAGCAAACGATAAGAGTTGGGCGTAAGAGCAATGTGACAGGACGAGCTTATACCCAAGCGATGATGAGTGAAACCTTTTGGCATGAGTTAACTCACGCTATCCTCAACGACATGGGGGAAGATGCACTCAACAAGAACGAGAAGTTTGTCACAGGGTTTGCCAACAGACTTACCAAAGCAATTCGATCAGCGAGGTTTTAATGCCAACAGTTACATGGTCACACAGTTCCCTCAAAGACTATGAGGGATGCGCAAGGCGGTATCACGAAGTCAAGGTTCTCAAGAACTTTCCGTTTGTAGAGAACGAAGCAACGCGTTACGGTACAGAGTTTCACAAGGCAGCAGAAGATTACATCAAGGACGGTACACCCATACCACCACAGTTCTTGTTTGCTAAAGATATGCTAGACGCTTTGATTGCCAAGCCTGGTCGCAAGTTGTGTGAGCAACAGATGGCGCTGACTGCGGACTTAAAGCCTTGCGGTTGGAGAGACAAAGACACATGGGTACGTGGTATTGCTGACCTGCTTATACTCGACGATGACAACTTAACTGCTTGGGTCGTGGACTATAAGACAGGCAACAACAAGTACCCTGATCGTGAGCAACTCAAGCTCATGTCGATCATGGTGTTTGCTCACCATCCGCATATTCGCAAGATTAATTCAGCACTACTCTTTGTAGTAAAAGACGACATGGTCAAGATCAGTATGACCTATGACCAAGCAGAGGGCGAGTGGTGGCAGTACCGCCAACGCGTTGCCCGTATCGAGCAAGCCCACGCCACAGATGTATGGAACCCCAAGCCATCACCGCTGTGTCCGTGGTGTCCTGTAAAAACGTGTGAACACAACCCCAAACATTAGGAGTAAATCATGGCTAAGTCTAGTCCAGAAAAGTTAGCGTACAACACCAAGTACGAATCAAGTCCGGCTCAAGTTAAGAAACGTGAAGAACGTAACCGAGCAAGAGCGCTAGAGATGAAGGCAGGGAAGGTTAAGAAGGGAGACAACAAGGAAGTCGATCACATCAAGATGCTTGATGCAGGCGGTAAGAATGTAAAGAAGAACTTGCGTGTAGTACCTGAGAAGGTCAATAGAAGTTGGAGAGATGAGCACGGCAAGCAGTACGGTAAGAATAAATAAAAGAGAGAGCAAATGCAAATAGTAGAAGACAAAGCGCTGGTCTTTCGTACGCGAAACCCAGCCAAGTACAGCATCATCCCTAAACATAAGATACTCAGCGAGGACAAAGGCACGTACGAGATTGCTGTGTACTGGGGACTAGACGAAGCCAGAGTTTTAAAGAACCTTGGTGTAAAGAGTGTGCCCTCACCGATTGAGCGCAAATACAATTGGCCTGGTCGTTTCAAACCAATGGCACACCAGATCGAGACGTCTGCTTTTCTTACACTACACAAGCGTGCGTTTGTATTCTCTGAACCGGGTACAGGCAAGACACTATCAGCGCTGTGGGCTGCCGACTATTTGATGAAGCGTGGTGAGGTCAGGCGTTGCTTAATTCTTTGCCCCTTGTCGATCATGCAGTCTGCGTGGCTTAGTGATATGAACAACAGTATCATTCATCGCTCTGCCATTGTTGCGCACCATGCCCAGGCTACCCGAAGAATTGAGATGATTCAACAAGGCTATGAGTTTGTGATTACAAACTACGAGGGCTTGAATCTTATTGCCGAAGAAGTTAATAGCAACGGCAAGTTTGACTTGGTTATTGTGGATGAGGCTAACGCATACAAGTCTGTGACCACCAAAAGATGGAAGTCTTTAAAGTCCATCATCAAACCCAACACACACCTATGGATGATGACAGGCACACCTGCATCGCAGTCACCTGTTGATGCCTACGGTCTTGCCAAGCTCGTTAATCCAACCAACGTACCTATGTTCTTTACAGGATGGAGAGACAAGGTCATGAACAAAGTCACCATGTACAAGTGGGCGCCCAAGGCAGAAGCTAAACAGTTGGTGCACGAAGCACTACAACCTGCGATCAGGTTCACTAAAGACCAATGTCTTGACTTGCCACCTGTACTGACCATGACACGCGAAGTCCCACTCACGCCTCAACAAGCCAAGTACTACAACCTACTCAAAGAGCAGATGCTTGTGCAAGCAGCAGGGGAGACCATCAGCGCAGTCAATGCGGCAGCAAGTGTCAGCAAGCTACTTCAAATCAGTTGTGGTGCAGCCTATACGGACGACAAGGAAGTCATCGAGTTTGACTCAGCGCCAAGGCTCAACGTGCTAGAAGAAATACTAGAAGAGACAGATCGCAAAGTCATTATCTTTGCAATGTTCAGGTCAACCATCGACACGATCTACAACCACTTACTCAAGCGCAACATCACGGCTGAGTACATCAACGGTACAGTTACCCCACCAAAACGCTCGGACATTATTAGGAGATTCCAGAATGAGGAAAACCCTAGGGTCTTAGTCATGCAGCCTCAAGCAACTGCACACGGTATCACGTTGACAAGAGCCGACACAGTAGTGTTTTATGGACCGCTTATGAGCGTGGAACAATACACGCAAGCTATTGCAAGGGCTGATCGCAAGGGGCAGGACTCTGACAAAGTAACCGTGATTCATATCCAAGGTAGTCCCATCGAGAAGAAGATGTTCAAGGCTTTGGAATCTAAAGTGAGTGATAACTTACTTATTACCCAGATGTTTGAGAATGAAATAATTATTGACAAGGAGGTGAAATAAACAAAAAACGTGTGTAGAATGTCTAACGCTTGACAACAAAACATAAGGAGAAAGCAATGGATGACCAAGCAACTGAGACGGTTCCAATCGACAGATTGGTAAAAATTTATCGCAAGATTAAAGAGAAGATTGATACTCTTACCCAAGAGTACGACACGCAGATTGAGACTCTCAAAGCACAGCAAGACGAGATCAAGTTTGCGCTCAAAGATATGATGAAGGCTGACGGCACGACATCATTGAAGACGACCTTTGGTACGGTCAGTCTGATGACCAAGACGCGTTATTCAACCAACGACTGGGATTCGTTCAAACGATTTATCGTAGAACACGACGCAGTTGATTTGTTGGAGAAGCGTGTGGCTCAGACAAACATGGGTCAGTTCCTCCAAGAAAATCCTGGTGTCGTACCACCAGGCTTGAACTCCATGACGGAGTTTGAGATTCGCATCACTAAACCATCTAAATGAAAGTAACGAAAACTATGTCTAACATAACGACCTTTAACGCTTCGCAAGTACCCGCATTCGCACAAACTGGTGAACTATCTGACACCGCAAAAGCCCTCATCGGTGGAGCGCTCGGTAGCACAACTAAACGTATTTCAATCAAAGGCGGTGTATTCCGCTTGGTCTCCGGTGGTAAGGAGATGGCTTCTATTGAAGACCGTCACCTCGATGTCATCATCGTCAAAGCTGCCCCTAAAGTGAGCCGAGTGTTCTACGCTGCCAAGTACGATGCTGAGAATGTAACTGGTCCAGACTGCTGGTCTAACGATGGTGAATTGCCTGATGCAAACGCTCAGAACAAACAAGCTGAGACATGTATGAGTTGCAAGAACAACGTTGCCGGGTCAGGTCAGGGTAATAGCCGGGCGTGTCGCTATCAACAACGCCTAGCCGTTGTGCTAGAGAACAACCCAAGTGGAGACATTCTCCAGTTGACTCTACCTGCTACATCCATCTTTGGTAAGGAAGACGGTGACAAGCGCCCCTTGCAAGCCTTTGTACGTCACTTGGCACTTGCATCCCCACCTGTGGATGTCGAGAAGATTGTGACTCGCATGAAGTTTGATATGAAGTCTGAGAGTCCCAAGCTCCTCTTTGCTCCTGTACGTTGGCTGACTGCTGAGGAGTACGAGATCACTAGAGAGCAAGGCGAGTCCAGAGAAGCATCAAGCGCAGTCAACATGACGGTCGCCCAAGCTGACGGTGTGAAAGCAAAGTCCGTTCCAGCCCTTGCAGGAAAACCCCCTGTAGTTGAGGACGAGGAGGATGAGATAATTGCTCCCCCACCCAAGGCTAAGAAAGCCAAAGCCGAACCCATTGCCGAAGCCGACGAGGAGCCAGAGATTCGCAAGGAGACAAAGGTAAGCGCTGTCCCTGCGAAGAAAAGCAAACTCGCTGACATCGTGTCCGATTGGGATGATGAGTAATTAAACAGGGGGGCATAAGCCCCCCATCAAAACAATGCCGTACTCAGACAAAATAGCAAACCTAGTAGCCCACGCTCCGCGTGGTCCTGGCAACACGCTAGGACGTTGGGCTATTCATCTCGACTTTCCTGTGACCAAGATCGCTTATGTACTTGGAGTTACTCGTCAAACCGTGTACAACTGGTTTGAGGGTAAGGACGTATTTGTGGCGTACCAAAACAGGGTAGAACTTTTAACAAAAATAATGTCAACCTCAAAGACGGCTGACGAAGCATGGAGAAGAATATGCAAGGAATACAACCTCGATCCCTCAGTAACCAA